CCTATATTTTTGCTGAAACGGATAAAGGCATAGTAGTACGCTATGAAGCCGGAATTAAGCTCGAAGACTATCCCGATGTGAAATCATGGGTACTCTTAGCGTGTGGCTGGCTCTATAACAACCGAGAGCTCAAGGCAGAGTCGGCCCCAGCGCATTTTGATTTGTTGTTGGCAAAAGTGATGGTGCCCAATAGTTTCTAGAACAGAGGTGAAATCATGGAGGCAGGGCAGTTAAATAGGCGTATTACTATCCAACAACAGGTGGGAGAACAAAGGCCGGGAGGTCAGGTTGTCGATCAGTGGAAGGACGTGGCAAGGCCTTGGTCTTGGATCAAAACTCAATCAGGGATGGGGGCAGCTAAACAGATGGGCGGGGAGGGAACTCTAGTCACCACAGAGGTCCCTTACTCATTTCGGATCCGGTACCGTCCAAATATTATGGCTTCCATGAGAGTGCTTTATCAGGGGGGCGTATTTGACATCATTCAGGTGCGTCATGATTTAGCCAACCGAGTTTGGACTGATTTGGTCTGCACTCAAGGGATTAGTGATGGTTAGCTCAGCTATCAAAGTGGATTTTTCAGAAGTAACAGCAGGCTTGGATAAGTTAGGAGCGGCGACTAAAGAGCATCTGCCTCGCTCCATGGCTGTAGCCGCTGGAAAGGTGTTTCGAGACGAGGCTAAAGCTCGAGCTCCTGTGTTTGATGGCTCAACGGCGTTAAAGGGCGGTTCAACAGTGACTAACCCCAGACAGCCAGGCCAGTTGCAGGAAGCTATTTATTTAGCCTTTTCAGATAATAGGTCTACTCCCACTAATGGACGTTATGTGTATTCGGTCTCATGGAATGCGACTAAAGCACCGCATGGGCATCTTCTAGAGTTTGGTCATTGGCGAACTAATGTTATCGCTGGAGGGTATCCCAAAAAGCAAAAGTTAGATAAGCCTAAGTGGGTGCCAGCTAGTCCTTTTTTACGTCCTGCTTATGACTCGGTAGGTCGAATTGCAATTGAGCATGCATTGGCGAGGGGTAGAGTGCGACTTAGTGAGCTCTTGGCTAACCCAGAAGTTGACGGCTTACCGAGTAAGAAGGAGGTCATAGATGATTGAGGTCGTAGTTTTTGATCTTCTATCTCCTTTAGCCAATGGTCGCTGTTATCCAGAGTCAACGCCAGATAATCCTAAGTTCCCGTTAATCGTTTATCAAGTTGTAGGCGGTCAAGTCTATGACTATTTAGAGCGAAAAATACCTAATGCACAACACTACCGGATGCAGGTGTTTTGTTGGGGGCGGGATCAATTGGATGCTGCTGCAATGATGCGTCAGGTGCGGGCACAGTTTATTGAGCATGGCCATCAATTCCTATCTGCTGAAACGCTAGGTCAGCGGGTTGGGTTGTATGACAGTGATGCAAAGCTATATGGATATCGACAAGACTTTAGTTTGTGGATCCAAGAAAGTTAATCAATACCACCAAAGAGGTGGTTTTTTTATTTAGGGAGCCAGATTATGGCAATGAAATTTCCAGATGGGTCTGTTGTCGGTTTTGCGACAGTTATGTCCCAACCGGTAGCTTTTTCTATTTCAGCAAACGGTAATCCGACAAAGATCACTCACAGTGGTGAGTTGATGGATAAGGGCGTGATTGCAATTACTCAGTCGTCTTGGACGGGGCTAAATAATCGTACGTCGCAAGTTGAGACTGATGGTAGCGCTACACAATTGTTAGGTATTAACACTTCTGATACTGAGCTATTTCGCGGTAGCGCCACTGGACAACTAGTCGTAGCCTCAAGTTTTGTGGATTTTAGCCAGCAGGGTGAGTTGACGAGCTCAGGCGGAGAGCCGCAAACCTATACAGGTAAGTACTTAGAAGATCCGCAGGGGCAAGAGTTTGCTGTTCCATTTGGCCAGACCGCGCGCCAGTATGGCTTAACGTTAGATTATGATGCGTCTTTGCCTTGGTTTGAGCCTGCTAAGGCGGTTACTCGTAAGCGTAAGCCGACGATTATTCGTATTCAGTTGCCTGGTGGTGATGCGATTTATGAGTATGGTTATGTGCATTTTAATCCGGGCCTAACGATGCAGTCTGGTCAGCCTATAAAAAATGCAGTGACCTTTTTCTTATTAGGTTCTGAAGGAACCTTAGTTGTTGCAGGGGATGAGTAAATGGCATTGAAAAAAGGTAGTACGCCTAAAACCTTACCAGCAAAGTTAGAGTTAATCGGAGGCGGAGAGAAAACGACCTTAAATCTAACTTTCCATAATCGTAAGCCTAGTGAAATTACGGCTCATGAAAAGGAAACGAGACAAACAGATAAGCCGTTTCTAGCAGAAATGGTTTTTTATCTCATAAAAGAATGGGATACGGATTACTCGTTGTCTATCGAGGGTATTGTGGAACTAGAGGATGAGCGCCCCGGCATCTGCGAAGCGATATTGCAGGGGTTTTGGCAAGTGCGCAAGGTAAATCTGCAGGGAAACTAAAGGCGGCGGTTGGGGCGTTGATGTGGCGACGCCCGACTGCCGATGAGTTACGTGGTACAGGTTTACTCCCTAGCCATTACAAAGAACCGAATGTCGAGGTATGGCCAGAAAATTGGCCAGCCTTAGATTTATATCTGCGATACCAGACACAATGGATTCAAGGAGCAGCTGGGCCGGCAGGGTTAAATTACGCTATTTTGTTATCTGATCTCGAAAAGCAGGGTTTGAATGAGGAGCAAGTAGAGGATGTTATGGAAGGGATTCGCATTATTGAAAATTCCGTTTTAGAGCATTTTCACAGTTAATGGCTTAACATCTCCCTTAGGTCTCACTAACAAAGGGAGGGTTATGTGAAAAGGGTTTTTATAGGTTTAGTTATTTTTCTAGCGGTTGCGGTGGCAGGTGTATATGGGTGGCGACAATATTTAATTTCTGATGCTCATAAATTGCTGCTATCAGATTTGGCAGATCCAGATGCCGCATTGTTTAGAAATGTTTCTTATGTTGGTGAGTGGAATGGTCGAGGCGTGGTTTGCGGTGAGGTTAATACAAAAAACAGACTGGGTGGCTATGTAGGTTATCGACGCTACTTTGTTTGGAGACCATATAAAGACGTTGTACGTGGGCACTATCAAATAGAAAAAGATATGAACCAAAATTATATAAAAAACATTTGTGACGATATTCGATTTTCTGATAGAGCATGGTGGAAAATGCAATGGTAATGAAACCCGCTAAGGCGGGTTTTTTTATGGGTGAGATAAATGACAGAGCAAGTAATTGGTGTAGCTAGAATAGATATTGAAGGTAATGCTGATGGCGTAGAGGCTGCGGTTGCAAGAGCTAAAACCACTATTACAGATATGTCGCAGTCTGCTCAAGCACAGTATCAGCAGCTATCTAAAGCGGAGCGACGTAGGATTGATACATTAATTAGGCAAACGGATACAGTGGGTAGGACAAGGGAAGAGCAAATTGCCTATAACGCTGCTCTTCGAGCTAATGGCCCTTTGCTTGATGAGATTGTTGGTAGACTTCAAAAAAACAAACAAGCTTTAGTAGATCAGAATAGAGAACTGAGTCTAGGTGGTTTATCTGCAAAAGAGTATGCGTTTGCTATGAGAGGTGTACCTGCTCAGATTACGGATATTGTGGTGTCTCTGCAGGGCGGTCAGCGGCCATTTACTGTGATGATGCAGCAAGGTGGTCAGTTAAAGGATATGTTTGGTGGCATTATTCCTGCAGCTAGAGCACTTGGTTCTACGTTTTTAGGGATGATTAACCCTGCTACTCTTTCAGCGGCTTCTATTGCAGCACTGAGTGTTGCTGTTTATCAGGGTAGCAAGGAGATGGTTGAGTTTGAAAGAGACTCTATCATGACGGGTGATACTTTGGGCATTACATCAAGTCGAGTCTCTGACATGGCTGCACGATTAGATCAACTTGATGGGGTTACTAGAGGTGGTGCTGCCAAGGCATTAACTGATCTGGCCAAGACAGGGAAAATATCAGCTGACCAATTAGAAACGGTGGCTACAGTGGCACTTGAGTCAAATCGTCTACTTGGTAAGGAAATCGCTGATACCGTTGAGGAGTTTGTGAAACTAGGCGATGAGCCTAGCAAAGCCGTTGCTGAGTTGAATGAAAAATATAACTTTTTAACGTTGGCTGTTTATGAACAAATTAAAGCCCTAGAGGAACAGGGACGGACTGAGGAGGCTGCAAAATTAGCTCAAAGTGAATATGCGCAAGCATCTGTAGATAGATTAGAGCGCGTTCAGGGCACCTTGGGTTACTTAGAAAGAGCTTGGGCTAGTCTAAAAAGTGTAATTTCTGAGACATGGGATGAAATGAAGGGGCTCGGTCGGGACCGGACTGAGTTGGAGTTGATAGCTGCACACGAGGCGCAGATAAAAAGATACATAATTGGCGTCGAATCCTTTAAGGGGGCATGGGCTGAAATGTCTCTACTTGATATTGATGGGATCAAAGGTTTATCAACATCAGATAGAAATGCCTTGGAAGAGTCATTGAAACAGTTAATTAGTGCGCGAGCATCTTTAAACGAGTTACGCTCTAGCCAAGCAGCAGCTGACTTTACGGCCTGGTCTAACGGCATTAATGTCGAAGAGCAAAAGGCAGCCATTAAAGCGATGGATAGTGTCAATAAAATCTTAGATGATATTGCTCCTAAGGCTGAGAAAGCTAAAAAGGCCATTGCTGAATATCATAGAGACTTAGATAAGATTCGAAAGGTTAACCCCGATCATGAGCTTCTAACTCCTGAAAGCATTAAGCGTGCCGAGGCTGCCATCAATAAACGTTTTGAGGAACGAGCCAAGGCAACCAAAGGCTATCAAAATGATGCGGCCACTCGCTTATTGTTAACGTACCAACAAACAGAAGCATCACTACGAGCTCAGTTAGAGAGCACAGAAAAACTTTCTGAGCATCAAAAGCGCTTAGTAGAGTTTGAGCAGCAAATTGCCTCGTTAAAAGAGAAGTCCAAGTTAACCAAGGAGGAGCAGTCCATCTTGGCCAAAGAGTCCCAGTTACGAGAGCAGCTCAAGCTCAATGCGGAGCTGGAGGCAGAGCGCTTGGCACGTGATGCTATTGTAAAAATACAAGAGCGGTCCAAACAAATCACCGAGCAAATGGAGCAAGCTCGAGTGAATACAATGATTCAACAGCAGCGGGATATATCCGCCTTTGGGTTTGGTGATAAGGCTCAAGAGCGTTTGGAGTCTGAGCGTGCCATTTATAGAGAGTTTGAGCGGTACCAGCGACAGTTGGCTAACAGCACGGACTTTTCTAAAAATGGTGCTGAGGAACGATATCGATTTGAAACACTGAAAATCCAAGATGAGCTGCGTCGACGTTTAGCAATGCAAGCAAGCTATTACGAAGAGGTTGACCGATTGCAGCTGGACTTTAGATTAGGCGCTCAGCACGGGCTAGCTAACTATTTTGATGAATCGCAAAACCTGTATTTAGGTATGGCCAACCTAGCAGCTCAGTCATTTAAAAGCATGGAGGATGCTCTAGCTAACTTCGTATCGCGTGGAAAACTGGATTTTAAAGGCCTAGCTGACTCTATTATTCAGGACATGATTCGTATCACGATACAGCAAAGTGTGACGGGTCCATTAGCAGGCATGCTTGGTAGTGTGATTAGCGGTGCTGCAGGTAGTTTTGGTGCGCCTGACACTTCATATGCTCCAGCTCATGGGTTTTCATCCGGGGGTTATACCGGTGATGGTGGTAAATACGAGCCAGCAGGCATCGTGCACAAAGGTGAGGGGGTTTTAAGTGCGGCTGAGATTAGGGCTATTGGTGGCGAGGCTGGGTTTAATGCTCTAAGAAACTCCATTATGGGTAAAGGGCATTCCTCGGGTGGCATTGTTGGATCAGCGGCTACGTTTGCACCGTTTCAGGCAAAGCTACCAGCAAATCAAATCAATATCACAGTAAA